CGCATTCGATGGGGTGACAAAATGTCTCACTTGGCATAGCTTCAGTAGCCCAATATTCATTGAGCATTTCAGCTTTGTTGATAGGAGCACTATCGCTAGAACGATAAGTGGTTTGCAACATAACTGCGCCCAAAGCATTGTTGGTACTAGCTACAGCTGAGCCGGAAGTCGGGACGTAGTGGTAAACCATACCTTTAATTCTGTATTCAGAAAAGCCTCTTGCAATATTACTCAACCATGGAAAAGTGGACTGTAAACCCGGATTAATCTTGAATTCACTAACAGAGAAGTTAATAGAACTTTGAACTGTTGTTATGAATTCTTTGTGACGAATAATCACGGATTGTCCATTATTATGCATGGATGGTATTGACGTAGAAGCTCGTTGAACAATAGAATTTGTAGATACATTATAATCACCTGAACCTAACCAACGACTTAGAGCTGCTCCCAAAGAAGAGCCCATAGAGCCGCCGGCTGCTGGTTGTCCCAACATACCGCCTAAAGATGTTCCCGCTATGCCGCCTACAGCTCTAAGAGCCTTACCCAAAGCAGAAATCTGACGTTTACTGGATTGTTTTCCTTTCTTAACAGCCTTTCCTTTCTTTTTAGCCATATTAAATGTATTCCGGTGTGTTTATAGATCTACAGCCATGAAAAGATACAAATCTTCCCATGAAACCATAGAGGTGAATGAGCGTTTGCGCTTCAATGTTTCTTCGAGGGACATTTCCACGGACGTCATACTCACGCCATATCTGTTGTAGAAAAATTCTTCAGTGTCATCACTTAACTCGTGATTTTCAGTAACCATTGATTTATACTTATAAGAATGATCTATGTAATTCTCCTTCTTAACTGTCTTTAAGTCATTAAGACAACACTTAAAATAGGTACGCAAAACGGGAATGAATTTACACTCCTTAATGCCTCCTAAAAGCATTCCTTTAACTTGACCCTGAGTCAGTTTCTTAAGAGAGAACCCAATTTTAGGCAATCTCCTGCCTATCTTTGGGCCCAGTACATAGCCATCTTTGACTGGCCAAAACAAAGCTGAGCAAAACTCGGCTTCATGCCAGTGTTCAGTAATTTTCAATTTAACTTTAAATCCTAAGCTTAAGTAGGCATCTTTGATCCGCTTATGAAACCAAGCCTTCTTCTTCTCACTGAAATGTCCGTAAACAACAACTAAGTTGTCATCTCCCTGCACAAGCATATAATTATCTTCCAATCCTATAGATTTGAAGATACTCTTCCCTGTGCGTCCATTTATGTAAGAATTGCCACAGGACGTGTTCGGATCCCCACTTTTACGTCTATATTTAGTTTTAAAATATACACCATGAGGTGAAAATCCTACAGTTACCTTCTGTGACTTGAATACAAACTTAGCGTCCGGATATTCATTGATACCACACTTGACGAAAAATCTTTCTTCACATTTATGAGCGTCCTTGAGTTGATGAGCATCAAACCTCTCAAAGTCAATCTCAAATATAGTGACTTCTTGATCTTCGAATTGACTGCGCCACTGTCCTAGTTCCTCAGCTGTGCACCCAGAGGTGTAGCACAGCCTAGTGTTTACGTTCCATTTCTCACTGAGTTGTTTAGAAGCTTTAGCAACGAAAGGTCCTAAACAAACATTAGCCCGATGAGACACGCCTTGAATCCCACGCGGATCAAAATCAGTATACTCTGTACCTCCTTTTAAAGTTAGTTCTCGTTTTATAAACATAGAACGATAAGTATCTGATGGTTTGATTGGATTCAATAGTAAATCATCATAAGCATCTTTGTGTTGTTTCCTCCTCCCGGGTGGAAATTTAGAATTCCACTCTGCAAAAGCATTCTCATCCAACTCAATAGGTTCAAATTGGTTTAAATCTTCAATGCCTAGCAGCTACAGCAGCTATAACACCTTTGGGTATAAGTATTTTGCGTTCACCTTTCCGTTGAAGCCAGATAAACTTATATAATGAATTAATCTGGTAGTCTTTAACACCTACAAATTCCAATGCTGGTCGGTACTTCGCGCCTTCGGAATTGTCTACTTGTCCGCAGAACCCTTCAGCTCTAACACTTTCAAATAGACTCATCTGGAGCCGCTTCTCCTTCTTAAGACCAGTATTAGTCAATACAAATTTCATTATCCAAGTATCTCCAACTTGATAACCTTGCCAAGCCATAGCATGTTTACCATTAGAGTAATAACAATCATCCAACCAGAACATAGGATCATGCTCATATGGATGCATATTACCGGTAACACTC